CTTTAGTGGCGGCAAAAACTATAGGCCTAGCTTGCGATGCAGAATTTTCTAAAATTGAATTGGCGCCAGATTGGCTTTGTAAAAACTGGATCACCCGTTGCTGATAAGCGTCGCGAGCTTCAGGAGTAATCTTGTTTGCCATTTCTGAAAGTGCTTTCTCTATCTCAGAGAAATCCCACTTCCCATAATTTTCCCCCATTGGTACATCGTTAACGAACTGGTTTTGCCAAGCCCCCTTCCCGTGGTTTGAGATGCGAACAGGATTAAGTTTTTCTCCTGTTATTGGATTGCTGATGGTGACATAAGAACTAGGCCCAGCCGCGCTTCCGCTATGTTCAATTTTATCAACTTGCAACCCCATTGCTCGAACGCGGTCAGCGAATTCTTCTGCAGCTTCTCGTGGCTTCACTTGCTGGATGCCATGCCGTGCGGTCATTCCAACAAACCCAGGCGAGGTGCCAATCAGAGCGGCAGTCATCCGTTCTTGCTCTCTGTTCGCAGCGGCAACGGTTGACGGGTCATCCGCCATCACGCCACCGGCACGGCGGTACGCGGTCGCAGGGGAATCAAGTGCGCGGTTCATGTCCGCAGCCCAGATGTTTGCCTGCGAGGCCAGATGATTTACGGGGTCGGTCAGCAGCGCTTTCAGGTTGTTGCGCAGCTTGTTGCCAAAAGAATAGACGTTTGTTAGTGCGTTGCTCATCGCGGCCATGCCTCCAAAAGCACCCTTACTTCGTCGGCTCTTGCGTCAGCAGCCGCCGCCAGTCTTCCCGCTTCTTCATCAACTCCGCTGAGTATGTCCCGGAGGATGGCGGCATCGGAACGGCAGGCGGCGAGGGAATCGGCAGCGGTTCCGGCAGCACGCAAGGCTGCGGCGTCGCGCAGGCTACTAGCAGCAAGGGCAGAAATACGGCGGTCGCGGTCTGCAAGGGCTTGCGCATAGGTGGCCTCGGCTTCCGTTTTCTGGCGTTGCAGTTCGTTTGCGCGGTTGATAGCATCGGCCAGTGTATGCGCTTGCGCTGCCGCTAAAGCGTCTTTCTCAATTTGCCAGTCTTTCGTTACTGATTCTTTACCGTCGCTGTATCCTTTTAGATACACGGCACCCAATGCCAGCAGCACCGCCAGGAATGCACCAAGCATTCGATACGGCGCAAATCCGGCAAGGAAGGCGAGCAAGTTCATCCTTCAAGCACTTCGCAAATGCGCCGCGCCCATCCACGGCTAAACGATGGCCAGCCGTTCATCCATGTCATTGCGCGGAGGCGGTCGGCAATCATCCAGACTCGCACCCGCTCAACGTCGGCACGCTCTATCGCTTCCAGCGTTGCAGGGCCGATAACTCCGTCCACCGTGACCCCAACGGCCCTTTGCAGCCATCGGGCAGCGGCTTTATGGCCACTGTTCACAGCAGCGTCAAAGTGCGGGTAGCGGAGTGCTGCTGGCAAGTCTTCGGCGCGGCACGGCACCCAATAGCGCTCGAAATAAATCCGCTTGGCAAGGTCGAGCGGCAGGTCTTGCATGTTTCCACGGTAGCCAACTTCCCGCGCTACCGCTTCCGTAATGCCGTACCGGGTCTTACCGCCTGGATCGTCCGGGTGGTCTGAAAATCCTCCCTCGTGTTTCAGCAGCGTGGCGAATGCCGTATCGAAATCCACTATTGCCCCCGAGCGCCAACAAGTAACAGACATGCCAGTCCTACCGCGAAAAACGTCCCGGAGACTTGCGCCGACGCACTAACCGCCGCCAACGCCTCTGCCGCTTCCGCAGCAGTGATAACAGCCGCCGCATGGCCTAGCAGCACGACCAGCGGCACAAGTGCGCCAGCAGTCATCAGGGCAAACGCAAAGCGGCGCATGTGCTGTGTTCTGCGGCTCATTCTGGTGAGCGACTTTATCCCGAGAATCGCCACGATAACGCACGCCAGCAGGTACGTGAGCGAGGCAATCATCAGACACCCCCCCGCTTCTCGATCATCTTGCGAATGAAATCCGGCAACCAATGCCGCATGTGCGCTGCACTCGCATGGATGGCACCGGCCAGCAGAAAACCGATTAGCCCGAGGATAAGAGCGCAACCAGCGAGAACGTGGTCACGGATCGCAGTCGGCGGGTTGACGTAATGCACGATGATCGGTGCGCCAACCACGGCGAATGCCGCGCCAGCCACCAGCGCGGTAAAGACGGCAATGACGGTCAGCTTTTCGAGGAAACTAAGACCGAGCAACGCACCAACGAGGCCGAACGCTTCCGCCGCGTAGCGTTTGAACACTTCAGCGATGTGCAAATCCATTATCCGACCTGCCGAATCGAAAACGCTGCCCCCGTCCTGATGTAGAGCGATGCGCTTAGCGTTGCCGCGTTTAAGTTGACTGTATCCCCCGCTGATAGTTTCAGCGTTGCGGCAAATGCCCATCCGTCAGTCACGTTCGCATCGGTGCGCTTTGATTGCGTGAAAATGGCAGAGGCGTTAACGCGAAGGTCAATCGTCCAATCCGCGACCGCCCCCGTGTTGTATGCCTCACCGCAAGCGAAAACATCATACGAACCGCCTGCGCCAGCGGGAACGGTAAATATGCCGGTGCTGGTGTTGTATGCGCTGCCGTCGTTGTGGCCTCCGGCAAATGAAACATCTTGGAAAACCAGCGTACCGCTAGTTGTTTGATCGCTGGTGATCCGCCGAGCGGCAAAGCTGATTTGCGTGTTTCCGTTGTTCCGCAGTCGCCCGCTGCTATCAATGTTCCACGCGGCCGCTGTTGCGTTGTCGACAAATCCACGGCTGGCAAACGTGCCGCCGCTGATCGTGGTATTCCCGGTCACGCCAAACGTCCCGGCCACCGTACTATTCCCCGTAATTGCAGCACCGCCAGCGGCAACGGTTAGCCCGCCCGCAGTGATGGTTGCGCCGCCTGCGGTGACCGTGAGACCGCCCGTGGTAATCGTGGTTGTTCCCTGAATCCGCGCAGTCCCAAATACGTCCAGTTTCTGCGTAGGGGTTCCGCCAATGCCGACGTTCCCAGCGGCCCACAGCATCGCCTGCACGCCACTGACAGACATTCCAACTTGATTTGCGGCGGGAGAATATAGGCCCGAGCTTGTTGCTTGCGCGAAGCGGATTGACGGCGCCGCCGCCGTGCCGTTTGCAAACTGGATCGAGGTCGAGGCGCTAGGGTCGGGGACGTTGAAATTGTCGACAGTCCAAAGCACTGCGCCGCCAATGGCGACGGGTTGCCTCAATTCCAGCTTGTAATTGCCACGATAGAAAATCTGCGCTTGCCCGTTCGCGTCAAGAATAATCGGGTTAGCATTCGCTACCGTTTCGCCTGCGTTGCTCCACGTTGTACGCGGGTTCGTGGTTCCGGCGTCATACGTGAATAGCCGATACCCTGCGGCTGGCAGTTGGACAATCGTCGGCACCCCGTTAACGAGTACGCTCGTCGGGTATGTGAATGTCGCCAGTCCAGGCGGTGCAACGTTAGCCATCTCATTACCTCTTACTAATTATGTCTGACCAACAGTTTTGGACGATCATCCTAATTCCTGCCGTCATGATTGTGCTGGAACTATTGCGCGCCCGCCACGCCAAACGCAGCGCCAATCGGGACAGAAAGCCTAAGTAGGGCGTTTCTGGTCGATTCGTCAATTACTTCACGCCCCGTTACGGGCATCGTCTGTAGCAGAGCGTTTTGCGCTTGCTGCTGTTGCAGGTAGTTAGTCATCGGCGTGCGGATTGCGGCATCGCCAAACGGAATGCGGCTCACGATCCGATCCAACGCGCCAAGCGCGGCGCTTGCCGTGTTCGAGTTGTTGACCGCGCTTCCCTTTGGTTGCACTTGCAGATAGCTCGCCACGCGGCCCACCTGCCGAAGTTGCGCAATCTCCTCGGGCGAGAAGAACGCAGCAAGCTTGCGATCTCCGATCTCGTTTACAGCTTTGTTGTAAGCAGATTGAGAGAATGTGCCAATTTCGTCCGACGCGCCGCTCAGGGCGCGAGACTTCAGGTGATTCACGATGTTCCCACGAACCGCATCGAGGGATTCAGGACTGCCCGCCATTGATCTGCGTAGCGCAGCAACGTCGGCAACCGTTGATTTTGCCCCACTACCAAGGATGAACTGACGCACGAACCTGTCAGGCTCCGCGTCATCAATCGCCGCCGCCAGTGCTGGGGATTCCTCCCGTAGTTGCATCCTTGCACGATGCGCGGCGCGTGCCCGATTGAACGCAGCGAGAACCTCGTCCGCTTGCGCGGTCGGGGCTTGTGCGCCAGGAATTGCAGGGCCAACACCTCGCGTAACGCTTTGCACCGGCTGCGCGTTCTCCAACGCATCGCGCACCAGAGACAAAGCGCGGCGCACGTTGCCATCTTGTGCGCCACGTTGTGCAGTCGCCAGCGTCGTCCGCAACTGCTCTGCTGTGCTGATGTTGAACGGAATTTCTCCGTTTCCAATTCCCTGCACGATCCCGCGAATTTCCCCAGGCAGAAACGCGCCCTTCATCTCGGCGTCAAGCGCCCTGCTGGCATTGTTGACGAACTGCGCACCGTTTAACGGGATTTCTCCGCCAGCAAGCGAACGCGCCTGATCGTACAGTCGGCTAACCGTTGCCTCGGCTTGCGCGTCCCTGTCTTTCAGGGCTTGAATGACTTTTGCACCAGTGCTGAACTCATCCGCAGGGTTGCCGCCTTGCAGTTGATTAAGGCGGGCAATCAACGCCGCATTGTTTTCAGATTCGACCCGCGCAAGACGTTGCAGCGCCGGATCGGTACTGTTTGCGCCGATCTTGGCAAGATTGCGTTCTGCGGTTATTTGAACAGGATCAAGAGTCACTGATCCGCGCGTCGGAGTAACGCCAACAGCGCGAAGGTCTGCCAAGCGACGGATTGCTTCAGCGTCAGCTTGCCCGCCGGATTGCAGCGCACGCACAACATCCTCGCGCAGCGCCGCGCGTGCCGCCTCTGGCATATCGGCCCACTTCAATCCGTTGGCTTCAAGCGATTGGGCGAGCATGTTGTCATACTGCTGCGGACGCAGTGCAGAGCCAACACGGCGGATCGTTCCGACTGCCGTATTTATCACCGGCACGGCAAGACGAATCAAGCCCTCGGCAACCGGAGTGCCAACAGCGCCAGCGGCAGCGCCAAGGCCGACTTGCTTTGTCTTTTCCTCCGCAAAGTCTCCCTCGGTTACGGGCTGCAACGCGCCGCCAGCGCCGCCGATGGCAGCACTACCGCCCATGCGCTGCGCCATTGTCGCTCCGCGCAACAGCCGCGCCGGAAGAACTGCGGCAGTCGCACCTACGTTGCCAGTCAAACGAGGAATATCAAGCTCATTCTGCGGGCGTCCAGTTGCCCACGCATACTCAGCTTGCGATTGTCGCGCAGAGGCATCCGCTTTGCGGATCGTTTCGTCATCTGCCAGAAGATTCGTGACAACACTCGGAACCCCGGCAGACTCAAGCGTTTTCCGCGCCGCATTCACGCCACGGAAAAACAACTGCCCCGCACCTTCTACAACGTCACGCGTACCACGTACCACGCCAGCGGCAGGCCCTACGTAGTATTCCTCTCGCAACCTGCCGCCGAGTGTCGTTGCGGGCGCAGGACGCCGCCGCGCCATAACGTCGCGCGGGTCTAGGTTTTCTGTGGCCGCATCAATCTCGGGCCGCACGTAGGATTGAGCGCGAACCTTTGACAATTCCGCCGCAAGAACGCGAGCGCCACCCGTGTCGCCTGCGGCATCTGCACGAATCAGCGCTTGCGACAGTTGTTCTTCGGTCGCCATTATTGCCCGTACTTTTTCAAAAGGTCTTCAACAGACTGCGGCACGTTCACGGGGGGCCGTTGAATCGGCTGACGCGGCATCGGCTGCGTTCCTTGCGTCGCCCCGCTAACGTCCCGCCAGTGCGGGCCAGCTTCAACCTTTAGCCCTTCAATAGCCGTTGTGCGGGTTTTGGCTTTTTGCCTGATAACGGCTTCCGAATCGCCAATTTGCGGGAAATACTGCTTTCTCGCATTATCAAACTCACTGTCAGCAATAACAGCACCAGACTCGCGCCGCAGCACTGCGTTAATGAAGTCGCGCTGCGCCTGTTCGACTTGCTGCTGTTCTGGCGATTGCACAAGATTTGCAGCCGTGCCGAGTACACCGCCAATGAACGGAACCGCCTCCATGCCTTGCTTGTAAACGCTGGGCATGTTGACACCCTTTTCTCCCATCTCCTTGATTACCTTGTCAGCGGCAACCATACGCGAGCCAAAAAGCACAGATTTGGCTTGTCCCTCTGTTGGCGGCTTTGTATCGCCAGCCCTACCGGCGGCAAGTCCCTCACGCGCCCTTGCATCGGTCAAATCCTGCCCGCGTAGCGTTACGGCACGATTGGCCGCGCCCTCGCTCCGAGTGCGAACGTCGGTCAAATCTTGGCCGCGCATCGTGATGTTTTGCCCGCGCTGCGTCGTCTGGTTTTCGATGAACTTCTGCATGCCCATCGCAGACTGTTGCCGCCATTGCTGGAACTGCTGCGGGTCGCTAGGAATGCGCCCGACGATCTCCTCCAGCGAGCCATTGCGGCGCACGAACTCAGAAACCACAGGGTCATTGAATTGCGCCTCAGTCCAACGCGCCGCCGCTTGCGGTGTGTCAATGAAATCCAGCGCAGTGCGGTAGGTCTTTAGCCGCGCGTCTAGCGTTTCCTGCGTGGTCTTGCCGGTCGTTGCCCGCTTTGCGGCAGCTTCTTCTCGCTGCTTTGCCGCCTCTAGCAGCCGCTTTTCCTCGGCCATGCGAAGGCCAGGACGCACGTTTAGCGCGTTCAGGTTGCCTTCGCCGCCCCCGGCTTGAAAGTAGGCCCGCAGCGTTTCCTGATCGGCCGCAGCTTCGGCCCGCGCACGCTCCATCTCGTCAAACTTGAGCGCGTTCATGCGGTTAGCCTGCCGCGCGTTTTCTAAGGTGAGAGCGTTTTGCGCCCGCACCATAGGATCGACCATGCGCACCGGCTCAATCCGGCCATAGATTGAGGTGTCAACTTGCGCCATTATTCGCGCCCGCTGCCAAGGTTCGGATTGAACGTGCCAAAGTTCGGGCGGCTGGTCGGGAAGTAACCCGGCGTGCGCATGTCAACGCCCGTCAATGCGTTCTGACCGCTCATCCAGTTGCTCATGTTGTTCAAGCCGCTTACCAAAGCGTTACCGCTCGCAATACGCGCTGCGGCTTGTGCGTTGCCGATGCCTACAAGGTTTCCGGCCATCTGCCCGCGCAGGTTTGACCGATCCGTGTTGCCGCTTTCGACCGCACGCTGACCAATGCCGGAAGCCCCGCCCAAACGGCCAGCAATGTCGGCACTCTGCGCACGCCACCGCTCAAAAGCATTCCCAAATTCCTGCGAGGCAAGCCCGGAGTTATAGCGTTGCAATTCCTTGAGCGCAGCACCAGAGTTGAACCGGCCCCGTGCCAGAGCGTTGCGGTTGATCGCTTGTTCGCCCTGTTCGCGGCGGAATGCAAGGCCAGGGTCTTCCTCGTAATCCGCCATTGAGAACCGGCGGGTAAGTTCACCGTAGCGCGGGTCTTCGGCGCTGCCACCAACGCCCAGCAACGCGGCGAGTCGGCCCGTTGCACCAGCGCCAATGTCCCGATACGGCGACAGATCGGCATAGTTTGCCTCCTGCGTCTGCCCGAGTAGACGATTGGCCTCTCGCGCCGCCGCTTCTTGCCTGCGCGCAGCACTACGGGCAGATCGCCCGCCGATGAGACTGCCGACAATGTTGCTACCGACTGATAAAGCAGTTTCCCAGCCCATGCGGCCTCCTATCGTTTGAGCCTATGACAAAGGCTTGTCCTCTTGGGGCGGTTTATCGCCTTGCGGGTTAAGTTTTTGCAGCAGCATTTGTGCCGCAACGATCTGCCCCTGAAGGGCAAGCGAAAGAATCAAGCGTTCGTTGTCGTTGAGTTCCATTAAGCCACCGCAATCGTAGTAATCGTCCCGCCGCTTCCCCGGAACTTCAATGCGCCACCCTCGACGTATAGTTGACCAGCGCCAGCGGGCGACGATGTAGGCGCAGTCGCGTTTTTCATTACTATCGTATTCGTTGCGGCAGTTCCCGGGCCAACATCGCCAATTTGCATGTTTGCATTTGCGTCAATTTTCCATCGACTCGTAAGCGTTGCACTAGTCCCGCCCGTCCCTGATGGGGCATTTTGCCATTCGATCGTATTGTCGATCATGTACAACAACGAGCCTGCGGCAGTTGTTTTGTATGTCCAGTTCGTTGTCGTCAAAAATCGAAGGTTTGACGTAACATACGCGGCGGCGTTTGAGTTGTTCCCTTGAAACGTTGCTCCGTTGCCAATTTCCAGCGCAGTTTGTCCGCTATGGGTCGTCGCTGGCGTCGTGTTAATTCCGACAGACAGATCAAACCGCGCATAGCCCTGCACCTTAAAAGCGATGCTTGGGTCAGTTGTGCTGGTGCCGAAATTCCAGTTCCCGTTTGCAAACAATACGGCTCGAGATGCCGTTGTCCCGGAGTTTGTCGTCCTGAAGTAAAGCGGCAAAGCAGTCCCGCCTGCACCGGAATTGTTTGAATCAACAGCAACGAACCCCGTAGTTCCATCTGCTGCTAGTTGGATGAAATTAGAACCTGCTACGGGGTTTGATGTAGCCCATCCACGAATGCCGACAACGGTACTCGTGCCATTCGGAATCGCGCCGAAGATCGTCGATCCGTTGACCGTCGTACCCTGGAACAAAGTCGCCGTACCATCGTTTGCGCTTGTGACGTTGATCCTGCGACTGTTGCCGCTGAACGTGATATTTCCGGCAACGCCAACAGCCGTAAAGTCGCTGGTATTCGCCGTGACGTTTGCAACCCCGCCAAACGATCCTGCATTGTTGAATTGAATCTGAGTGTTTGCGCCGCCGGGGGTTCCGCCGCCAGCGCCAAACGGGCCAACGGTAGCGCCGTTTATCCGCGCAAAGACTCCTGCCGTCGTTGTCCAAACGTCCCCGTTCACCGGCGTAGTAGGCGCTGTGCCGTGAGGCAATCTGAAGCCCGCAGAACCGGCGACAGACGCGGCGGTCAGCATTAGGCCGGTGCTCGTCACGTTGCTCGCTGTTAACGTGCTTGTGCCGTTGTTCCATGTAAAGTTTGCGGAACCGGCAAAAGATCCCGAGCTATTGTATTGGACTTGAGTGTCAAGCCCCCCAGGAGATCCGCCGCCGCCGCCAGCAGTCCAAGACGGCGCGACCCCTGCGCCGTTTGACGTTAGTACCTGCCCTGATGTACCGGAATTTCCACCCGTGTGCAATGCGCTGGTGATGTTCAGCGTTCCGTCTATTTGCACCCGATAACCTGGGTCGGCTGGAATAGTTCCAAACGCAGTATTTGCGAAATTCCAGTTGCGAGACGGGTAGAAAAACGCGCCATGCCCGCTTGCCCCAGGCGCGCTGAATTGAGTAAACGCAAGAGGAATTGCAGTACCGCCAGCGGCTAGGTTTGTGCTGATTTCTGTATTGTTTTGCCCCGCGCCAAGGGAAAGGAATGCGGTATTGCTCAAGTTTGATGAATTGCAAAGCGCGATTCCAGAAACTTGTGATGTTCCGTTCGGTATAAAATTAATTACGGTCGGCTGATTTGTAACGCCGCATTGCACCGCCAGCCGATCAGCAACAATCCCAGTACCTCCACCAGCTCCGTTTACAAGAATGCGTTTGCTTACTCCCGGGAAGCTTAGCGTCCCGTTTAGCGTGACAATGCTTGAACCGTCAAACGTGAAATTTGCAGAGCCTCCGAACGCGCCCGCGCTGTTGAATTGCACAGACGAAACCGGGGCCGCGACATTTGCCGATGACGGTTGCCATGTCCCATCATCTCGAAGGAATAGGCCAAACGCCGTGCCCGGTGCCGGGACAAATCCATTCGATGACGTAGTAAACGGCAAAATCGCTTGCCACGACTGGTCTTTGCGGCCGTAGATTTGACCATTGCTCGGGGCGTCAGGAATTCCGCCGCCCGACATAGATTGCTGAAGCGCTTGAAGGTAGCGATACCAGATAGAATTTATTGGTCGCGCGTCTTCATCGCTGCCTTCGCCCGCAACGGGCGTTGTCATCGGTGGAATGCGTGGCGTCATGGCGTCAGATCAAGATACGCGCCAGAGATTGGCCGGTAGACTTGCGCAGACATGCTCAGTTCGATTACGAAGTCACGCGCCCGCCCCAAACGCTTGAAGTGGATCGACTCCAGGTACTCCCCAAGCGCGCCAATCGGCGCGGTACGTTGTGCTGACCACTGCCGTCCGCCGTCCTTACTGACTCGCAGCATGGCGTGCGGGTCTACGTCTTCGGGGTTTCCTGTGGCAAGCCCTACACCTGGCTGAAAGATGAATTCAGCGCCTGAAATCGTCAGGTATTCGGCCTTGTTGGAAACGTGCGGAGAGACTCGTTTACAGATCATGTCCACGCCGTTTTCGCTGTAGATGTTCGTTGAAAGCTGAGCGATGTTCGGCCCGCGCGAGTCTCCAATCAGGTTAATACCGGCAAAGTACGCATGACACCGCGCCCGCCATGAACTCTCCACGTAGCTGATCGGTGCCACTTGGTCAGGCTGACTCGGGTCAGGAACAAGGGAGGATCGTTCGTGCCACAGTTGCGTCGCTAGATCGTAGACCCAAGTCTTTCCAGCGGTCGGGAAAGACAGCACGTAAAACAAGTGCCCATGCTGCTGATACGTCAATGCATAGGCGTCGTTCGTGGTGACGTAACCGGCAATTTCCTGCTCAATGGCATGTGTAGAAACGCGCTTGCTTTGCAGTCCACGGGCTTGCATGACCACTGACCCGCCGTTCGTGTCCTGCGCAAGCCACAGTAGCGCTTGGCCGATTACAGCGGCGGATAGCGGTGCGGCAGTGCCGTATGGTATGTAAGTCCCTTGGATGCGGTCGAATGTGTCTTCGCCGCCTGTCGTTGCCCAGATTTCCGTGGATTGCGAGCCAATCAGGTAAAGCTCGCGCTCTACCGTAATTGCCCGCTGTAGCTTGTCGTTCAGGTTCTCGGCAGAGGCAAAGTCCAGCGCATTCCACGTTGACGGATCAAACGGAGATGACCAATAAAACTGGTCGCTGTTCGGGCCGTGCGCAATGAAATACCCGTCTAGAGCGGTGCAGCTTTGCGGGTTTTCCGGAAATGCCGCGTCAGAAATCGTGTTCAGCGTCGGCACTGCGGCGGTGCGGTCAAACCAGAATCCCTGGTTCCCGTTCACCATCATTACGCGGTCGCCAGCCTGCGCAACAATCGCGTAAGCGCTCCCCGTTGCTCCAACTTGCACCGGGTTGACGAATGCGCCGTTTTGAATGTCCGGCACGAGGTGAACAGAATCGGCGGTAACGATTACCAAGCCTGACGGTGTTGGCTCCATTGCCAACACGGGCGAAGATCCCCTAGACCCGATGGTTGTGTGACCTGGGGCCGGATAGTAGACCAGCCCCTTTTCCGGATCGCCTTCGGGGTACTGATTAACGGCCCGCTGAGTGCTGGCTTTCCAGCTTGCCGCAGCGTATGCGGGGCCGATAAATCCCTCAAACGGCACGCGCATTAGAAGTCCCCGGAAACATAGCGGTAGTAAGGCGCGGGCGTATTTTGCTGCACTCCCATGAACTCGCACCCGATGCGCGGGTCTGGCAGATTGTTTTGCTGGATGTTCGCCCTCGCTTTCGCGGCCATGCGCACAAGGCTCGCAGATGGTTCTTTGCCGTATTCTGGAGAAAGCAATTCAGCCATAGACAGCACAATCGCTTGCTCATATCCGGGCGGCAGTGCCACAGACGCATCAAGGTTCGCAAACTCAGAGAGCGTGACCCAGCAGCCGAGGTGCAGCACAAGATTTGCTGACGGATGCTCCCACAGTCGAATTGTGCCGAGAGGGAATGCGGGCTTGTAGTACAAAACGGAAGGGAAGTTGTCGCCCTGATTTTTTAGCGTGATTGCAGCAAAAACCTGATCCGGCACAATTTCCATCGGCCGATCATAATGCTGCGAGTCGCGCGTAAACGCCCATTCAATCCTGACTGGGCGGTCTGTGTTAATTGTTCCGCCCGGCCCGATGGTGTACGTGCCAACACCAGCGGTAAGCGCGTGCGTATGTTGCAGAATTTCGTAGGCAAAAAGACGCTCCGCCTGCCAAGCGTCCATCATCTGATTCAGCACCAGCAGCGCATCGGCTGCATCGTTGCCGTCCATCGTGTCGGCAGCGCCGAGGATGGTTGCAGTCCGCATTGCGCGGGTAAGGATTTCTCGTACAGTGCGCGGCATTCCTGATCCCTAAGAAAAAACGGGGGCGCGAAGCCCCCGTAAACTTCCAGCTACCAAGAAAGACTTAGCCCGTGGTGCCGATCCGGCAGGCCAGCTCGGGGTAGGTCGCGGCCCAACCGAACAGCACGTCGAGACGCATGTTGCTCACGTCGTTCGCACCGTCGTAGTACTCCGTCACCTTGACCGTGAAGCCTTGATCCGACTCCTGCGAGACCTTGGCGTTCTGATCCTGCGGCACAAACATCGGAACCATCGCCAGCGTGAAGGCATCCTCATGGAAAGCGACCGAGGTATCGTAGCTGACCGATGCGTTGCCAACGATCACGAACGGCGAGCCGTTAGTGGGCGAGGCGGTGCAGTTCTGGAATGCGCCGGTCGGGGTCACAGCGGGGCTGATAGCAATGGAGGTCGCACCGACGAGAGCGTCGGCAGTTACCACGAATTGCTTCAGTCGGCCGGTAGAGGCGCGGGTCTGCGGGTTGACATCGAACACACCCGGCAGGGTAATGACCGTGCCAGCCGTCAGCGTGCCGCCGGTCGTCGCGGCGACAGTCATCGTCGCGCCGGTCTGACCAGCGCCCGAGATGTTCGATGCCACGGCGGCACCGTTTGCGTGACGGGCGACGTTCTGATCCATGCCGACGTTGTAGCCCAGCGAGTCCACCATCATGCCTACGCCGTACTGCTTGCCGATGGTCGAGGCGTTGTTGAACAGACCCGCAAGACCCTGAACCATCGAGGCATTGAGACCCGAGGACAGCACCAGATTACGGCGACCGTCACGCGGGGCAGCATTGTCATCCAGAATGCGACCGGATTGCGTGGCAAGGGCCAGAGCCTCCGCTTGCGTCGAAGGCTGAACCATCGTGGTCGTGTTGACGCTGACCTGATTGGCAACGGCGGTACGCGCCAGCGCCAGACCTTGGCGGTCGATTTCGTTCGCCACGGTGGCAACAGCGGCTTGCAGCGCCTTTTGCAGATCGGGGTTCGAGATGCTGACCGAACGCTCAATCAGCGGGAAGTTGATATCGCAACCGCCCTGATTCAGCGTCAGCGGAACCGTGTTGAAAACGGTCGCTTGCGGGCTGGCGACGCGGCCCGAACGGTAGGTGTAGCGCGGCGGGCGCTTGATGTTGATGGTCTGGCCGGTGGCATAACCACGCGCCATGTTGGAGCCGTACTCACTCTGCCACGAGCGGTTGACGCCCTTGGAAAAGGTCAGCATGTTTTTGAGGATCGCCAAGCATTCCTTGGCGACCAGTGAGGTAGTTGCGAGGGTGTTCGACATGATTGCTCCGCAGGGTATGGGTTAACGTCCAGCCCACCATGCGCCCTGCTTCTTACGCATCGCCTCGTATTGAGCCTGTGACATGGTGCCAAGATCATCCGAAGATGCCTTGCCACCGCCGATAGGCTCAATCGGTGCGGGCGCTTTGCTGGGGCGCTTGACCGGCTCTTTGTTCGATTCCAAACGCGCCTCGATCTTGCCGAGTTCGCGCACTTGAGCGGCGGGATTCATGCGGGCGATCTTCTCCGCGAGATCGGGATTCTTGCCGAGGTAGTAAGCAACGTCCGGCCCCATATCGGAGTCCTTGATTGCTTCCGCCATAATCGGAGTGATCGTCAGATCGTCCGACATGGTTACTTCGGCAAAGTCATCGTATTTCTTCGCGGCCTGCTTCTGCCGGTTGATCCACGACTCCTCACGCTCACGAATCGATGCCTCTTGGCGTGCCCGTTCCGCTCGCACTTCAACTTCTTGAAGCTTTGCGGCCACCTGGTAATCGGCTTTCGCCTCCAGATAGGCTTCGTAGCTGTCGAAGTTCTCGCGCTGCGGCGGGCCTGATGGCTTTTCCACCTTCGGCGCATCGCCCGCTAGGGTTCGCTCCATCAGGTTTAGCAGCCGCTCATTGACGCGTGCCAAGTCTCGGGCTTGATTCCGATACTCCAGCGCACGCTCGCCTAATCCACCACGCTTGCGCTTCCCATCGTCACGCGGCTCCGCGTCTTCGACGCCCTGCTCTTCGGTCTGATGTTCGTCGCTGGCCTGCTCTTGGCCTGCCGTTTTAACCTGTTCGGCTTCAGGTGCGGGTAGCGACTCCGCTTCGTTCCCCTGCGAGGGCACGCTAAGGTCGTTCGTCATTTTGCCTTCAGGCATGAATGAGATGCGCCGAAAGTAGACGGAAACGCGCGGCAGCGGTGGCGGTTTATCGCCTATTGCAGATACTCAACGAAAAGCCGGATTGCCTGCTGCACTTCTTCTTCGTCCTGTTCCAGCATCCGCTGCGCTTCAATGCGCTGTAGCTCTAGCCGCGCTTCTTCTTGCGCAATGGCTAACAGCGAGGCAAGCAGGTCATATGCCCGTAGTTGCTCGTCAACCAGCGATTGAAGTGCGGCAGGCTCAATATCCGGCTGCGCCTGGACGATTGACCGTGCCGCTTCTCGAACCACTGCCGGCGTGGGCTTTTTCTCCAACTCCTCGCGGATATCCACCCATCGGCGGGCGAAGTTCGGAACATTGGTGAAGTAGTCACCAGCGCCGCCGCCTGTAGGCGCAAGGGCAGGCCCGCGCACGGCAAACGCTGCAACGTCCGACCCTTCGGTGGCGGTCAGAGAAACAGCCGGGGTAGCACTGACAACGCTTGTCGCAAACGCGGCAACGTCGGGCGATTCAGTTGCACCTAGAGTTACCCGCGCACGGTTGCGAACCGTAAACGCGGCGGTATCTGCGCCCTCCGTCGCCCCTAGTGAAGCAGTCGGGTTGCCGCTTGCAGGCTGATTAAACAGCAGCAGCAGCATGGGACTACACCAGCGTGTTCAGTTGCGCCAGCGTTGCCTGCGTTTCGGCCAGATCGGTGTCGATGCGCGTCACGGCGTCAACGTCGCCAACTCTCTCGGCATTAATCCGCTGCTCGCCAAGGTGCGCAATGCGGCGCTGCGCCATCTGGATAAGCTGATTGACTGTCATTGCTGCACCTTATGAGAAAAACAGATCGCCGACGATGTCGTTCAGGCCGACAGCGGCAGTGTCCGCATCGGCCGCGCCCGTGACCGTGGTCAGCCCGATACCCGTCGCAAACGCAATGCCGCCTTCGATCTTGAACGTGTTGACCCCGTTGGGCGGAATCGCAATCGTCCGCACAACGCCAGTGCCCGCCGCGGGGGTTGTGGTCTGGTTGTGCAACTTGACGTACCGCCACGCCGCGTTTGTGTTTCCAAAGCTCCAACCGACCACGCGGCCGGGAGACCCTTTGACAATCGTCGCATTCGTTGTGGCTGCGCTGACAAGGTGCGTACCGCTGGCCGCTCCGGTCGCGTTGGCGCGGTATTGGATGCCCACGTCGCCGATGGCGGCCGTGCCAGCCACCAGCGCGGGCTGCGTGAAGGTGACCGTAAACGTACCTTGACCGGACACAGGCAGCGGCGCCTGTGCACCGAGCGGTCGCACGCCAGCGATGTAGGTCGGCACGTTGACAATATCCTCGACCGAGACAAAGCCCACAGTCCAGGTCGTCGTGCTGGCAGGTGCGGTCGTGCCGTTGAAGCTCCACAAGTAGAAATACAACTCAACGTCGTCGTCGGGGATGTTCTCGATCCGGCTCGCGCGCGTGGTGACGGTCGGCGCGGTGCCTGATGCGACCAGCGCGTCCGACCAGTTGATATTTCGGCCGTCCGCGTAGACCTGCATGACGTGGCCAGGCGATGCGGTCGTGTTGATCGTCGCGGTGGTGTCACCCGAGTTCCAGCCCCGCCGCTGCGCGTCTACCGAGGCGTTGGTCGCGGTCGTGCCGCTGTACGCGGTGCGGATGTAGTTCCAGCCGAACAGATCAAGCGTGCAGCTACCAGATGCGGGCCAGCCCGCCACGGTAAAGTTGATCGTGTCAACACTCGGGATGCTGGCGATGGCATAGCGGCCGGGGACACCGTTGGCCCCGGAGATCGCACCCACAAACATGAACTGGCCGACGTTAGCGGCAGTAAATCCGTGCGCGGTCTTGGTGACCGTGATACTGGTGGCCGAGTTGATCGTGCAACTCAGGCCCTCGCCAATCAGGTCGGCCAGCATCGCGACGAAGTTCTGGTTCGCAATCCGCTGCGAAAGGATGGTCTTGGCCCGTGCCGTAAACGCACCACGAAACGACTGTGTAGAACGCGCGAGGAATTCGCTATTCGCAGTCGTTCCAGTAGTCACTAGCAGGTTGCTCGACCCCTGCGTGACGCCCATGCCAGTGCCAAGGCGGCGCTGCGTAAGCTCTTGCGCAAGCAGGCTCGACCCGGACGCGGCAAAGCCAACAGACCAGATATCACACGGCGATTGCCGGACAACCGCGCCGCCATCGGTCGTCAGCGGGTTATCCGCACGAACGCGCATGTGCGTGGTCGATTCGGCCAGCCCATCGGAAACCTTGATGCGCTGGTACTGAATACCACTAATGTCATCAGTGGCGACCGATTCGCCAGTGCCAGGGAGAACGACGTTATCAGACATGCCGTGCCTTATGCGCTGTGCGTGATGGTGCCAGCAGTCCAGTCAACCGACTGACCCGAGGTGATCGTCGTTGACGGGCTGATGATGATGTCAGTTCCAGAGGTGCCGACCGTCAAGCCGGTCACAATGTCCGTGCCCGATGAATTCTTGAACCGCGCAATGGCGGCAGTGCCGGTGTTGCCAGCGGTCGCAGTCTTGGTCAGGCCGGAAAACGATAGAACATCGCTGCTCACCGTGCCGCACGGGTCGTTACAGGTGAACGTCACCAGCACCGAGGCGTAAGCCGCAGTACAGATTTCCAACGTGCCCGCGCCGGTTCCGCTGTCAATGTCATCGCGCACCGCCGTCATGCGCGTGGTCTTGAGAGAGGTTCGATAGTTAACCGCCATTTGTCGGCCTCATCACAAATTGTTGTGCGCGTCCATCCGGGCCGCGCATGATCTCGACCGCAATCGGCGGTTTGCTTTGCACCGCAGTCGCAAGTTGTGCAATCGCGTCTTGCATTCCTTGCTGCTGCTCCAGAAGCTGCGCGAGCATGATTTCTTCGGGTTCCGGGCCTGCGTCTTCGCTTCCAAGCTCGGGCATATCGACATTCATCCGGTCGGCCAGCGTTGCCATCAACTTTTTGACCGTCTCAATATCCGCGCCGGTCTGCTCACGCAATGCCTGAGCCTTCGCCACTTCGGCCTCGATGCGAGCGACTTCAATGCTTGCGTCCGCCTTGTACCGCTCGGTTTCGGCCTTGATGATCTCGGCGTTTGTCTTGTCCATCGTCTGCGCTTGCTCGGTCTGTTGCTTGACTTGAGCGTCTTGCAGTTGGCCCTCAAGCTGCTGGACGATCTGCGCCGCTTGCTGCAATGCCTGTTCGCGTTCCTGCAACGCGCCTTCAAGTTGCTGCATCGCCGCTTGCATTTGACCCATCATCGCTTCGGGGTCGTTTTCCTCGCCTTCCGCGCCTTTGATCTCAGGCGGCACGGTCTTGGCCAGTCGATCCGCAATAGCTTGCGCGTTCGGCCAGTTCTGACCGCGAACGTACAAGTCACCGATAACCGTCCACAGGTTCGGATTGCCCTGTAGAAGCTGCGTCATGGCTTCCGTAGACTCGGCGCGGAGCGTACCGAAAGACGGGCCGACGGAGACCGCAACGTCATAGCGGCCCACGTTCAGATTGTAAATCTTCTTGATCGCGCCGGTTTCGTCCTGCACCTTGCGCACAGCTTCGGGCTGCTCGGGGTCGTGCATGACCACGGACGGCGATTCATCATCGCCCAAGACCCTCAAAACGCGCTTTGTGTCATAGATGCGCGGAATCAGGTCAACCAGAATGCGGCCCGTATGCAAAATGCCGCGACTCAGGTTGTCCAGATAGTGATAGGTCGCCGTGTCGCCTTCGCGCTGGCGGGCCATAATGGCGCGGCCGCTGGTCTCGTTCGATGCGGCACCGAAGTTCGCTGCGTGCTGACCGGTGATCCATTGCAAATCTTGCGCGGCCGCTTGCATCGCCTGAACGTTGCCGGTCGGCACCTGGGGCGCAGGTTGCCGCTGCGGGGCGGGCAGGAATTGCCCGTTTAGCTCGACGGGTTCGTATTCCAGATAGGCCGGGTTTGTGGCATTGGCACGCGCCCAACGTTGCTCCACGCCCTTGAATTGACCCTTTGCGCCGATGTACGGTGCCGTCTTTTGCAGACTCAGCATCTCGACCATTGTCGAGACCTGGTAGTTATACATGCGCTGCGCATCGTATGCGCGTTGCGTCAGGCCGGTGTAAAGAATCTTCCCATCGACAACGGTCTCATTTCCGACAATCCGCACCAGCGGAATCCACCGCCCCGGCCAGACTCTGGAATCGGCAACGGAAGCCCCGGCAATCTTGAACCATTGCACTTCGCGCCGCTTGCTGGGTCGCTGGTCAATCACTTCTGCCGGGTTGCGCTCAGACTTGGCAAATTCCTGCTCATCCATCACCGACCCATCGGCCAGCAGGAACAGGCGCGTCTTGCGCATGATTACGCGGTAATACTCGGCGCAACGAACACTGTCAGGATTCCACCAGCCCAAATCGTCAGACTGGCCCGCCCAATCGTCAGGATTAATGTCCGGGTACAGTTCCTTGAACGTCTCGCGGTCTACGGAATCCTCGACGAAAGCGTACATGGCGTCCGAGGCGTCCATCTCGCGGGCGTTCGGATCAAACGTAACGGAGATCGGGTCGAGGATGCGCTTTAGCCGGATGTCTTGCTCGAATGCGTTTTCATCGGCGTACTCGGTCAGCACCCGCCAAACGCCCATACCTGCGGCAACCTGAGAGAAGCTGGCCGTCTCGTAGACCATCGGCGCATTGCTCAAATGCTCGATGTTCCGAATGACCCCATTCAGAATCTCGGCGGTCTTAACGTCGGCCTTATCGTCTACGGGGTTGCATTTGATCGCGGGCTTACTCTGCCGCTGATCGTTAACAATCTGGTTGATGTGCGTGCCAAGCCTGTCCATCGTCAGACAAGGCCGGTTTTGCGACTCGCGGGCTTGCTTTAGCCGGTCATCCCATTGATTCCCAGCGGCAAACCGCATCGCCTCGCGGAAGCTCTCGCGGTTTCGGGAGGCGGCGTCAGACGCCACGCGATAGCGCTTACGCGCCTCGGCAACGATATCGGCGTCTTTGACGCCTTGCGGGCGACCGGTGTATTCAATCATCCCCGCTTAATAGCGCGATTCGTGGGACATGCGTGGCGGTTTATCGCCTAGAGACAATTCGCGGCTTGCCATACGGGCTTCGGGTCTTTTTGGTGGCAAACAATCCGCGCGTGCAGGCTGATTAGCTGCGCCCCGGCCGGATACAGCGGCGTACCGCCAGCGTTGAACCAGTGCCGCACCGTAGATCGAGGCACGTTCAAGTGAGCGGCCACCTTTGACGGCCCCCAGCCGTGCCTGCGCAGGTCTAGCCCGATTTCAGCCCACATGGTCAAGCTGCCATCCATCCCGAACCCCCATACATTGCGCTGTAGTCGGTTTCGTCCTCGGTTTTCTCATCATCTTGCGGCTTGGTCATGCCTGGGAATAGCTCAGTCAGTGCCCAAACTGCGGCGTCGGCCCGATTAGGTGATCCGGTGCCGGTGTAGCCAAACGTCGAGAACCCGCAAAGCTCCTCCTCCAACTCCGGGAACAGGCCCACATGCCTGACTTTGCCCTGCTCGTACAAGGCGCTTACAGGCTCGGCACGGATAGACTTGCCACGGCTGGCCGTCACCTTCTTAAACGGCGTCCGGGGGCGGGCGGTCTGGATTGTGTGCCTCACCATGTCGCCGCCGAAATTTCCCTCACCGACTACGCAGTCGGCCCGGTGGCGGTCGAATGCCGATGTTGCGACCCGTCCCCATGACGCAGGCCCAGCTTTGATTGTGCAGTCTTCCAGAATGTACGCGTTGCCGTCCACCCCGAGAGCGGCGACCACGATCCCGATAGCGTCGTTATCGGCATTGTCGCGGTCTCCGGCCCCTGACGGATCGACAGCAACCACCACGCGCACGAAATCAGGCACGCGGCCGTCGAGAACGCGCCACTTCTCAATATCCTCGTCGTGGAATAGCGCAGACGGATTTGCGTCCGCCCATTCTCCTCGTAGGAATCGCTTTTGCTGGCGCTGGCTCATTCCACGCAGGGTGTCGATGTACGCGGCAGACAGGTTTGCGGCGTTGTCCTCGGGGTTTAGCCGGAACCAGGCGTAATCGTCGGGATGATTAAGCGCAATCTTTGTTTCCGGATCGCGTTTCTCGTGAAACAGCCGATAAGCCCAGTGGTTTTTGTTCGTCGGGTTCAGGTCGTAGTAAAAACGCAGCGGCAGCGGCTTTCTGGCTCCGGCAACCTCTTGCTCAACCTTCTGCGCCAGTCGGGTCAAGGCCATATCGCGGCTTGCCCACGGGATTTGCGATACCTCGTTCAAGTACAGCGTCGAGAATTCTTGCCCGAGAACCTTTTCCGTGCGGTCTTTGTCATCCAGTCCACCGAACCAGATTTGAGAGCCGTTCGGGAATGACGCAAACCAGTCCGTGCGGTTTATCTCGGCCTTGACCTGCGGAAAGCACGTTTCCATGACTTTGGGGAACGTGTCCGAGATGATCGAGGCTTTGATGTGGTTGAAGCGGAATCGGAATATCGCGTGCCTGCTTTTTGCCGCTTTGATCGCCCGCATACAGACGGCGCGAGTCAGCAGAAAAGTTTTGCCGGATCGACTGCCGCCCTCCAGCAGAATGTGTGTCGAGTTTCCCGCGAGGATCGACTGTGCTTCCTGCTGGCGGGCGGTCAAGCTCACAGCGACTCATCCCCGTTCGCCGCTTGCACGATGATCGCGCCTCCATCCTTGCCTGTGTGCTCAGTACGCGCCAGCTTGGGGACGTGGTACTCCAGGATTTCCTGCACGCACTTGAACGCCACCAGCGGCCCGTGTTTCGGGTCTTCGGCAATCTCGTCTAGCCAGCCTTGGAGCCGCTCCACGTTGCCGTCAACGAACCGTGCGATTGACTCTCGCGCGGCCACTGTGCTTTTGTTCGGCACGCCTTTAATTCGACCCGGCCCCGGCAAACCCTCGCCAATTCGTTTCTGTTGCGTTTTTGTAACGCTTTCCTCAGTATTTTCACTCATGCAAATCCCCTTCGATTGTTGCGCCTTGCTTTACATGCCACTCAAGCTCGCCGCGATTCATCGGCGTGTACTTGTCGTCATCGAAAACCCCAACACAAAGCGCCATTGTCAATCCGGTTTTGTGTCGGATTTGCACGTATTCAAGCCTTTTCACGGTCGGCGGCGGCGTCATTGCATCCAATGACATCCAAGCCCAGTAAAGGCCCATGTCCTTCCAACTCATCGCGGTTGCCTCACCATGATTACGTGCGCGGTTCCGTCATCGGCTTCCCGCTGCATCACCTTAAACCCGAACCGTCGGTAAAAACCCTCAAGTGCGTCTGCGTCCATCGGCTCATCGTCAAACGGTTTCGGGCTGAGCATCAGGAACGTCTGCGTCTCATCCGCCTTTACGCACACTTCGCAAAGCAGCCAGCGGGCGTCGCCTTGCTTGCGCCTCTCGGGCGTCGTGTAAACCCGCGTTATCTCGACCAGGTTCGCATCGGCGGGCAATCCCTCAATTTGCGGCCGACTAAGCATCAGGCTCGCGCCCTCGTGCGTCCGCGTTTCCGTCATGCCGTTACCCCTGTAGCCCTCAATGCCTCGTCTACGGTTTCCACCACGGCGGCAGAGCCTCGCCACCCATGCAGCCACCGCAGCTCATCCGGCGTCAATTCTCGGGCGCTGCGGGGCTTGTTCCCGTCTTTGACTTCCAGCAGGTAATTCGTTCCGCCACGCCCTACAAGCAGATCCGGCACGCCATTGCCAAGGGCAGCGAGTGACTGAACCGTACAGCCGCACTTGCGCAGCGCGGCGACAATCTCGGCCTGATTATCGTCAACCCTTGCCGCTCGTCTCATGCAACCTCCGGGCGGCGTCGATCATCTCCGGGTGCGTCCGTGCTACGTGCGCCTTCATGGCTTCCCGTGCCTCTTTTGGGGCGCTGAGAATCAACCGGCGCACGCAGGCGGCGCAGCCCATCAGGTACAGGCCGGAGAGTTTGCCGCAGGCTTCGCATGTCACGCACTCGCCTCGGCTTGGATCGCCTCGCGTTCTAGGCGGGCTTCGCGTTCGTTTTCGGTTTCAAAGCTGCCAAGCATGTCCCCGAGCCTGACCGATCCAAGCAGCTTCTTCAGCTTATCCGGCATCGGCGGGGCCTTGCGTTCGGCGGCGCATTCCGTCCCAAGAACCCCGTTTAACGCCTGCGCGTACAGCATCGGATGTTCCGCATCATCGCGCACCTTCCCGGCCCTTGTAGTGCGTTTGTGGGTCGGCGCAAGGTCAGGTCTACCCGCTCTCTCTGCGGCGATGACAGCACGGTCAAACCATGCCGGATTTACGTCACCCTGAGCGCAGTAGTCCGCCGCTTTCACCATCCATTCCCGCTGGCGCAGGCGGTTCGTGATCGACTGCCATTCGGAGGCTGGTGCGCCGTAGTGGAATCGGCAAATCGTTTCCCCATTCCCGGCGTCAATTCCGGCAGTTGCAGGGCACCCGTGGCACATGCAGCGCCATGTTCGGGCGGCGGTAGCGGCAGGCTCCGGGGCCTCGGAGAGATATCGGCCCAGCGTCTTAGCGATGATATTTCCCCTCGACAACTTTGGCCCAGTTCGTCGGCCGCATAAGCCATTCCAGATCGGCGCAAAACGGCGGAACCCCAGGTTTCGAGTCGGCCCGCCCAGTAAGGAAACGGCTCCCGGAAACGTGGTCGAAGAACTCGCAGAAAAGCCCCATCCCGTCCGCCCGATCCGTGAACTTCCCATCGGCAAACGCCTCGCGCCACCTGCCGCGTATCAGCCCGTCCCGTTTGGCATTGCGAACCAGAACGCGAGGCAGTGACGGAAGACGATTGTGATACTCGGAGACGATTTCGTCAATCGGGCAGGGGGGTAAGTGTGTCTTTCCTGCAACACTTTCGGCGTTCTCGCCGTCGTTTTTCGGCGGCGAGGACAATGGTGCGTTAGCACCATAATCTTTTTCTTGGTTCTTGGTTCTTGGTTCTTGGTTCTTGGTTGGTTGAACGTCCGTTGAAATCTCGTTCAACGGTTGCTCAACGTCCGTTGAACGTCCGTTGATTCTTCGCTGCACGGAAGCCCTGCCAGCCCTTGCCGCCTGCTCTTGCTTGACCTTGAATTTCTCAATTTCAGCGTCGGCTCTGGCGTTGCGCCACCCGGTTTCCGTCCGCTCGAAATACGTATTCAAAACGTATTCCACTGCGTCCAAGTGATCGCGCATTCCGATCAACCGCGCAACGTCCGTTGAACATCCGTTGAACGGTCGTTCAGCGAGATAGTAGGCGTCCAGCATCCGGCGATAGGCCAAATCCTCCATTAAATCGAGGTGGCGCGTATGCGCGGAGTAGTCGCCTATGTGAAACGGATAGAAGTTCACGCGGCGTCCTCGTCGAAAAGGCTCGCGGTATGCGCCTTCGCAGCGGCAAGATTGCGCACGGCTTGCTGGTAATAGCTGGCTTTCAACTCCGCGCCGACAAACTTGCGGCCCATCTGCAAAGCAACGTGGCCCTCGCTGCCAATACCGGCAAACGGAGACAGCACAACATCGCCGGGATTGCTCCACAGCATCACGCCACGGCGGATCACTTCAAGCTGCAACGGGCAAATATGGCGCTCGTCATCATGGTCGCGGGCGCTCGCATATTGCAGCGTATCTGACGGGTTGATATCCATCCAAACGGGAGAAGCAACCTTCTGCCACAGGTCTACCGGGTAATCCTTCGCGTCATGCGTAACGCGTTCCATTTGATCCCCAGGAGTTCGCATCGTCACCAGATAGTCAGGGATGCCCTGCCGACACATGGCAGAGTTTTCGCGCACGCTCTTGTGAAGCAACCCTAACGCCTTAGTGCGTTGCATCGCTGTAACCGGGTCTTTCCAGATCACAGCTTCCGAATGATGGATGAATCCATGCTTACGGAAGGCGCGGATCAACTCTCCGCGAAAGTCCTTGAGGCCGATGAAACCATCGCGCTCTTTGCTTGCTGGGAGCAACATGCAATGAAAAGAAACATCGCGCCCCGGCATCATCACGCGGCGCAGTTCTGCCACAACGAAGTCAAAATGGGCGAAAAAGTCCTCATCGCTACGGCAGTTGCCCAGATCGCGCGGGCTATTGCTGTATGTGTAAAGCGATGCGAACGGAGGCGAAAAAATCGAATATCCTACGCTTTGCGAA